ATATTTTCTCTGAAAGCAGATCTCTTAGAATGGCAACCTCTAAAGAGATTACAACAACTATTCATAATATTATTCAAAACACTTCTCTCGGAAATGTTAATTACTTCGAAGTTGCTGCTGTTCTTCAAATTGATGCAGATCCAACAGATACAATTATCTACATTCCAGATACTAGCAAGTTTAAAACTAATGGTTTCTTATTAATTGGTAATGAAGTTGTCCAATACATGCGTAAGTTGGATGATCGTTTCTTAATGGTTCAAAGAGGTCAGAATAATACAACAGCACAATTCTGGCCAGCTGGCACTTTTATTAGACAAATTCCAGAACCAGTATCTATCGCTCCTGCAGGTGTTGTCTCTGTCTTCAGCGAAGCATCTGTCATTATGGTTGGTGCTGCGACTGGATTAGGTGATGATCAGAAAGGTCAAGATAGAATTCGTTACGAGCAATTACAATCTCCTCCAGTAACAATACAGAATACTCATAGAGATATAATTACTCAAGTACAAGTACAATCAAGTATTCAGTCTATATCCAACGTTAAAACTCAAGTTAGATATAGATTAGAAACTGGATTATCCACCATAAAATCTTTCAATACAAAACATAGTAAAACAAATATTACAAATACTATAGAATCTATACAATCAAATTTTGTAATTTCTAGAAATGCTACAGAAGTTTTATTATTCACACCACCTTCTGGTATTGTTGATGGTTATCAGGAGAGCGTATTCATTGCCGATCCGATTTCAACCAGACTAAATGGTTTTGTCGATCTTGATGATTCATATGAAGTTATCAAGAGAGATCTAACAAGTGTTTTTGTTGGCAATAGTGTATTTGGAGTAGATACTGAATATATCGGATCTTATGAAAGAACTAATGCTGGACATACAATTAGTCACTTTGATGGTATTTTTGATGATGGTGCATGTGATGCCTCTGGATTGACATTACAAGAGTTTAGCACATACTTCCCATCCATGACTATTAGAGACTTTACAGAAAGGAAAAATTCTAGTTATACTTTGACTGGTGCTAAATTTAATTTAATGTTACCATCAATTCAAAATCCTGTTGCCATCAGTTCTTCCTCGGGAACTATTGGTGGACCGATTGTTGTACAAGATACAACATATTTCCCCAACGAAGGTTACTTGTTTAGTAGTGGTGGTACTGTAATACAATATACTGGTAAAACGGATACATCATTCACTGGATGTACTTTGGTATCTGGTCCAGATGCTATTAATAATAATGATGAGTTGGTTCCATATTCAATTTTCTAAATATCGATATAAATATAAATAACTCAGGCACAAACACTACGTCGGAAAAAATCAATGGCTGCTATTATTTCAGACAAGTTTAGAATTTTTAATGCTAAACAATTTCTAGAGTCTCTTACGGAAGGAGCAAGTGAAACTAGTGATGATCGTACTAGGATGTACTTTTTCGTCGGACGCCCTCAATCATGGAGAGCATATTTAGAAGTATATGCTAAAGGTTCCATCAATTTTACAGTTGGTAATGAAGTATTTGTTGGAACATATGGTTCTACCGCTTTCCGTGCCACAGTTGCTGCCGTTTATGATAGTGCCCTTCTTCTAACCGACGTTTTTGGCAGCAACGGTATTAATTCAACTCCTCCTCTAGGCAGCACTTTGTTAGAAACTGCTGATGGAGGTTCGACGACAACTAGTGCGACTGCTAAGACTGGTGTTTATCGTTACGGAACAGAAGACATCCCACCTCTTCCTCTAGACAACCAGAGAGAAAAGATTTCTCTTTACGATGAGATCATTGCTGCTAAGCGTATTACTGATGCTTTTGCGAGAACAGTTATTCGTCGTTACAATTGGGATCTAGTTGCTAATCCTAAGTATGACATGTGGAAACCTGATTACTCTGCTACTCCTGGTGGCGGTGGTCAAGTAGGTAAGCAGACTGCAACAGGTCAAGATAGTATCTCTGATGCTAAGTTCTACGTAATGAACTCACTATGAAGTATTCAAATGCCTTTACAATGGTGAGGGTCCTGGCAACTTAACTGGTCAGAACGCAACTGAACAACCATCAACATCTGGTGCTAATTATAATGGAGCAACAGGAATTTACACAGAAACTTCTGGTGCTGGATACATCTGGAAGTACATGTACACCATGCCAACCGATGACGTTCTAAGATTCCTTTCTTCGGACTTCATGCCAATTGTTCTTCCTACTAACAATACTCGCGTTGCTGTTGCTGGTCTTGCTGTCGCAGGTTCTCTTGATGTCGCATTAATTGAAGATGCTGGATCTAATCTACCTGCTTCACAAACTCTTTACACTAGTGTAAAGGGTGATGGAACTGGTGGTGTTGTAGAATTAACTACTGATGGTAGTGGATCAATTACTGCTTCTAGAGTTGTTGTTCGTGGTAGTGGTTATACTTATGCCAACGTACTTTTAGGTAATGGAAACCTCTTCTCAGATCAAGGTCTAACAACTGGTGTAGCAACTCCTGCTAATGGAGTTGGTGCTATTGAAGTTATTCTTCCTCCTAGTGGTGGTCATGGTTCTGATCATGAGCAAGAACTAAATGGCAAGCGTGTGATGACTAACATCCGTTTGACTTACGCAGAAGGTTCTGGTGATTTCCCAGTTGATAACGATTTCCGTCGTATTGGAATTATCAAGGATCCATTTAACTGGGGCACTACCAATTATGCTACTGCTGATACCCTGTCTGGTTTAAAATCAATCAAGATTACTGGTGCTACTGCAGATTTCGTTCCTGATGAAATGATTTCTCAAACTGTAACAGGTGGTACTGCTAAGGGAACAGTTGTTTCATGGACTCTTGATTCTGGTTCAACCACAGATGGTGTTCTCAAATATATCCAGACAAATGATTCACACACAGATCAAGGTATTGTAAGAGCATTTGAAAGTAATGGTGCTAACGCAGTTTCAGGTGTTCTTTCCGCTTCTTCTGGTAATGTAGATACAGGTTATGCTGGCACTTTATTGGGTGTAACTTTTGCTTCTGGTCTAGCAGCACCAGAAATTGAGAACAACTCTGGTGAGGTTATTTACGTCGAGAACCGTCGTCTCATCACCCGTGCTCCAGACCAAATTGAAGATATTAAGCTAGTTATCGAATTCTGATTTAAATCATACATAATAAAGTCCCTCGATTAATCGGGGGATTTTTTTTATCTCTACTAAATACTAGGGACAAGATGCTAGTATTTGGCGGAGACCATGCCACAGAAGACTAACCTTAATGTAAGCCCTTATTATGAGGACTTTGATGTATCTAAGAATTTTTATAAAATTCTATTTCGTCCTGGATACTCAATTCAAGGTAGAGAGTTAACACAACTACAATCTATCTTACAAAATCAAGTAGAGAGTTTTGGAAAATATGCGTTTAAACAGGGAGACTTAGTGGTCCCTGGAGAGGTTGGTCTTAATACAAAATTAGACTATGTAAAACTATCTTCTGTATCAGAAGTAGCAATAAATGAAGGCGATAATATCGTTTATAAAAAATATGATATTTCTCAATTAATTGGTCTCCAAGTAAGAGGATTGAGTTCTGGTGTTCTTGCCACTGTTTTAGAATCAAAGTTAGCGACAGAAACTACTGCTGATACTTTATATGTTAATTATTTGAACAGTGGAGATTCTAATACAGAATCTACTTTCCGTCAAGGCGAAACATTAGAAGTTGTAGATGGTATCAATACTCCACTTCTTGTGGTAGGAACTGATGGAAGTGTTCTTCCTACAAGTATTAGTATAGTAAATCCAGATAATAATCAAACTATTTTTCTAGAAAGTCCTGCTATGGGATTTGCTTCTGCAGTTGAAGTAGAAGAAGGAATTTATTTTGTTAATGGGTATTTTGTCCGCAATGATAAACAAATTTTAGTTATTGATGATTATTATGATAGTCCATCCGCGAAAGTTGGATTTACGATTAAAGAAGAAATCGTAACTCCAGAAGAAGATGTAAGTTTATATGATAATTCTATTGGTTCATCAAACTATACTGCTCCAGGAGCACATAGATTAAAAATTAGTTTATCTTTATCTAAATTTAATCTTAATGCTGCCACGGACAAAAATTTTATTCAACTCATTACAACTCTTCGCGGGGAGGTACAGAGGAAAGTATCACAAACTAATTATAATTTAATCGAACAAACTCTTGCTCGTAGGACTTTTGATGAAAGTGGCGATTACATTGTTGATGATTTTTCTGTAGATATTAGAGAATACGCACAGAAAAATAACAATGGTGGTATCTATGCTTTAAATGAATTTGGAACTTATAATGGATTTACAGCAGCAGAAGCAGGTAGGAAAATGCTTGTTGGAATTGGACCAGGAAAAGCATACATCAAAGGATATGAAATTGTCAATAAAGAAACCAAGTATCTTGAGATTAATAAAGCGAGAGAAAGTCTAACAAGTGATAATATCAGATTAAAAGCAAGAGGACTACCAACTTATAGTATTACAAACACTTATGGAAGTGTTCCCCTTAATAAAGAAGGATCCGATCTAACTGCGTATCCTTTTATTAATCTCTATAGTGTGTTTAATGATGGTTCTGTTGGATTATCAAATACTGAAGATGATTCGGACCATAGACAAACTCTGAATAGAAGAGGAGAATATTTTAATTCGAATGATGCCATTAAAACTATAGTTTTAAATGTAACAAGCACTACTAGTCCATTAGCAAGTATTACAGATTCAACATTTGAAAATCTATTAGGAGATATCTATTTTATTAAAACCAGAGATCTTGCTGGCAATGCTACATCTGTAGGAAGTTTAAAAACTTTAGCATTTGCTAAAGTAAATAAACCACTTTACAATGCTGATCCTGCTATTAAATTTTTAGAACTTACCGTTGCTGGAAGTAAGGAAGATATTGAATTATTGATGCTCGAATATGATCCTGGTGATGCCAATTACGAAAGAAAACTATTCTACAATAATTCTGATGCATCAGTGGATCAAAATGCTATTGGATTTATTATTGATTATAGTGACACGGTAACACCTCTGATCGGAAGAGCAAAACCAAGTAACTTTTTCTTAAAAGAAAGGGGATCGGGATTTAATTCAGATACTGATATTATCCTTTCCAAAGGACGTTTGTCTGAAGGATCTCAAACATACAATGCTATTTTTGGTTTATCATATTTTGATCCAGAGTTTTATACTAAAATTTTATTAGATTCAATTCCAGAGTCGGGAACATTTGGTATTGGCAAATATGTATATGGTCTTTCAAGTGGAGCATATGGAGTTGTTGAAGGAGCTCCATCTGGAAAATATTCAATTGGCAGATTACTATTTGTCAAGACTCTTTCGGGAAGATTTAAATCTGGAGAAAGTTTAAGAGATGAAGATTCAAATAGTATAAAAATTGCAAAAGACAATACAATTTCTCATTTTGTAGTTGCTAATCGCGGTTTAGGATATGCCGATGGATCCAACCTTGTTATTAATGGTGTTGAGTATGACTCTTCTGTTGTTGATTTACAGCGCCTAGCGAATGGATCATTCTATTCTGCTTTAATTAATAATAAGAGTGCTTTATCAACTGAATACGCACAACCACCAGCAGTTACGATTAAGCAACCAGATGGTTCTGCTACTCCATCTCAAGGCGCAGCTGTTCTTGCTGTTCTCACTAGAAATTCGGTTACAACATATTCCCCTCAAAATGTTAAATCTTTAGCATCTGCTTTTGGGTCTGGTGGTGCTAACGTTTTTACTGCCGATGTGGTTATAGATGATCAAAAATATTCCGAAATTAATTCTGTTACAGAATATACATTCTTTGGAAGTAGAGGATATAATTTCATTGAATCTACCAGTTTTAATGCAGACGCCACAAATGCTTTACAGCAGGGAGATTTAATTCAATTCTCTGATGTTGATAATAATATTGTAAGAACAACAGTTCAATATGCTACTATAAAATCGGGACCACAAAAGTCCAGAATTTATCTGGACATGATGCTTCCTGGAGATGTTGTCAATACAAGTGTTGTTAGGTTGCGTCCCAAAGTTGAAAATTCAAGCAAGGGAACATTACTTTTCCCAACAGGCAGTAAGCAAGTTAAAAAGATTGTTTCTTCACCAGAAAATACAAACATAAAGTATTTCTTCCGTAGAGACTTTGTTACCACTGCTTCGTCTTCTGGTGGTATTATCAGTTTTGCAGCACAATTGGAATTTGGAACACAAAGATTTGCTGAATTTAGCGAAGAGAATTATATTATTACTGTCTTAGATCCTGGTGATGCTCCAAACATTTTAAAGGGCGACATTGTATATGTTGATAAAGATCGCGTAACAGTAACATCGTCTACCGATACTGTCAGTGGATTGACTGCTGGTAGTATTACATTTACACTTCCTTCAACTTATTTTGGAATTATTCCACAAAATGGATCATACCCCAAACTTAAATTGACAGCAACGGTTGAAGTTTCTAATGCAAAACCAAGACTAAAAACAGCAATCAAAAATAGAAGAATTGTCATTTCTTCTTCTGGCGATTCTGTAATTCCTTTGAGAGGAACTGACTATGATAGTGAAGTTATTGAAGTTATTTCATATTCTGATGCTTATAAACTCAACTATGTCTATGAAGGCAGTGCTACTCAACCACCCGATGTAGATTCTGCAGGTAATCTTGTTTCTGGAGTAGATGTAACTGATAGATTTACATTTGACAATGGTCAAAGAGATACAGTATATGATGTTTCTAGAATTGTTTTAAAACCTGGATATGAAGAAACCAGAGGTCAGTTAGTTGTATCATTTGATTATTTTGATCAGTCTCAGGGTGACTTCTGTACTATTGATAGTTATGTTCATGAAGCAGGAGTTACAGAGGATGAAATTCCATCTTTTAATTCATCTGTTCTAGGTACTGTTGATTTAAAAAATGTTATTGATTTCCGACCAAAAGTTGATTCTGCTAAAACAGTTGCTGGATTCCAAGATGAATCTTCATTATCAATTACAGTTGGATCTTTCTCTGGATCGGGTGCTGTAGTTGCTTCTACACCTGCTCCAGATAGCAATTTACAATATACATTATCGTTTAGTCAAATTCAATATCTAGATAGGATTGATGGTGTCTTCCTTAATAAAAAAGGCAACTTTATCGTAAAAGAAGGAAACTCTTCATTGAATCCATCTAAACCAGATCTAATTGAAGATGCGATTCCATTATTCTATGCGTATATTCCAGCATATACAAAGACTAGTAAAGACGTAAGAATCACACCAGTTGATAATCGTCGCTTTACAATGCGTGATATTGGTAAATTAGAAAAACGTATTGAAAGACTAGAATATTATACATCACTTAGTATTTTAGAGCAACAAGCTCTTAATATGCAGGTTAAAGATGAGATTGGTTTTGATAGATTTAAGTCTGGTTTCCTCGTAGATAATTTTGAAGCTCATAGGTCAGGAAATCTTTCATCAATTGATTATCAGTGCTCTATTGATTCACAACAGTCTGTTTTAAGACCACAATCAAATGAAGATTCATTCATTTTAAAGGAG